GACGTCTCCCCGGCTTCGGTCCCCTACGCGGAGAACCTGGCCAGCGACCAGATGGAGCAGGTGAACGACACGTTCGTGGAGCGGACCACCGGCGGCGAGCTGGGGATCAGCGGGCAGAACGCGTGGATCCTGCGGCTGGAGGGCAACCGGGTGCATACAGGCTATACGGCGGAGACCCTGAACATGACCGTGAACGCGGTGCCGCGGCCCACGCCGGCGGCGATCACGGCGGCGCTGGACAAGGCGACGTTCATCGCCTTCGTGGAGGTGGCCGGGACCTACACGCTGGAGTACGACGAGGGCAGCTGGAGCGAGGCGCCGGCGACCTACGGCGTGACGGTGACAAACGACCCGGTGGACGGGGACGAGATCACCATCGTCTGGGACGGGGAGAACGACCCGGTGATGACGGTGAGCGCGGTGCCGCGGACGGCCCCGCCGGAGATCACCGCGACCATCGACCGGGACACCTTCGTGGCGTACGTTTCCATGAGCGGGACGACGACCCTGACCTACTCCACCGCCTGGAGCGCGGACCCCGCGCTGTACGGCGTGACGATCACGAACATCCCGGTGGCGGGCGACTACATCACCATCGTGTACGTGAAGGAGGTCCGCGGGACGATCACCGTGGCGACGCCCTCCGCGCTGGTGGCCACCGGGTGGAACCTGTACGACCATGCGAACGGCTACGCGCGGGTGGTCAAGTATTCCAACAGCTACGGCTACCGGATCGACGGCACGTACACCTCCCTGGAGTTCACCACGGACCCGGAGGAGGAGGGCACGACCATCACCCCGGACGCGAACGGCGTGTTCAGCGTGAGCGCGGACGGCTATGTGGTGGTGACCGGCGGGAACGGGACCGACACCTGCATCTATCCGGTCTGGAGCGACTGGGGCAGCGGGCACGCCGGCAGCTGGCAGGCGTACACGGAGAGCACCATCGACCTGAGCGGGCTGATCGGCGGGGCGACGTTCTTCCCCAACGGCCTGTGCCGCGTAGGGGACGGGAACAGTATCGTCCGGGACGAGATCGACTTCAACCAGAAGATCGCATACAACCGGATCCAGCGCATGGCGTACAACTCCACGAACCTGGCCAGCGCGCAGGCGAGCGGCCGGGCGTATGAGTACGACGAGGACTACATCTACCTGGTGCGCGAGACGGCCACCACCACGGCTATCAGCATGGAGGCGGAGTACGCCTGCAACGACCACGGCCTGGAGTGGTTCGAGGACACGACGGTGGGCCCGTACGCGGAGATCCTCTACGGCCAGAACCTGAAGGACAAGCTGAAGAACGACGTGATCACCTACCGGATGACCGTGAGCGAAGTGAAGGGGATGGGGAGCTGATGTACCGAGGAACGACACCGACGCTGCCGATCCGGATCGCCGGCGCGGACCTGACGGAGGCGAAGCTGTTCCTGACGATCCAGGACGGGAAGAACGAGCAGAAGCAGATCACCCTGGAGACGCCCGGGGACTTTTCCGTCACTTATGACGCGGAGAGCGGCGCGACCGTCGGGGACGTGACCCTCAGCCAGGAGCAGACGCTGTTCCTGAGCGAGGGCAGCTGCACGGCGCAGGTGCGCTTCATCTTCGCCGACGGCACGGCCGGGACGACGCTGAAGCGGTCGCTGAGCGTGAACGACGTGCTGCTGAAGGACGTGATCGCGTATGACGGATGAGGAGATCCGGGTCGGGTTCGAGATCGGGGACGCCGGCGCGCTGATCCTGGAGGTGATCCCGGAGGACGGCGGGCTGGACATGGAGGTCGGGGACGATGAGGAGCAGCTGGCGCTGGACGTCGGCGAGGGCGTCATCGTCTCCGAAGGCTTCCCGGTGTACGAGGGCGAGGTGCACGTGACGCCCGGGACGGAAACGACGGTGCTGGAGACCCAGTACCGGACGGTGATGGACCGGATCACGGTGGACCCGATCCCGCGGAACTGGGGGCTGATCACCTATAACGGCAGGACAATCACGGTATCATAGGAGGAATTGAGAAAATGGCTCATCCGGACGTAATTATCAACGGCGTAACCTACGCGGCGGTGCCGGAGGTGGACATCCCGGTCTCCGGGGGCGGCACGGCGAAGTTCTTCGACGTGAGCGACGCGACGCTGGACGCTGGGAGCAAGATGCTTTCCGGCGTCACGGCCTACGGCGCGGGCGGCACGAAGTACACCGGCTCCATCTCCGAAAAGAGCGCGGCGACCTACACGCCCACCACCAGCGACCAGACCATCGCGGCCAGCCAGTACCTGACCGGGGCGCAGACCATCAAGGGCGACGCGAACCTGGTGGCGAGCAATATCCTGAAGGACTGCACGATCTTCGGCGTGACCGGCTCCCTGGCGCTGCCGAGCATCAGCCAGGATTCCACGACTAAAGTGCTGTCCATCTCGTAAGGGGGTGGCCTTATGGCAAAGGACATCACCCTGATGGGCGCGACCTATCCGGACGTGCCGGCGGTGGTGCTGCCGAAAAGCCCGAGCGGGACGGCCACGTTCGTGGATCCGGACGAGTACGGGAACGCCGGGCGGATCTGGATCGGCACCAGCGACACGGCGGCGGCGACAAGGGACAAGGCGGTGACGATCACCGGGGTCACGGCGTACGAGACCGGGGACATCTTCATCATCACCTTCACGAACGCCCAGGACTACAACGGCGGCCCGCGGCTGAACGTGAACGGGCTGGGCGTCAAGAACATACGACGGCTGACAGGGTCAAACGCGGCACGTTACCAGTGGCAGGCGGGCGAGACGCTGATCATGGTCTATGACGGCACGTACATGCTGGCGGTGAACAACGGCCTGGCAACCACGACATACTACGGGCTGACGCGCCTGACGTCCACATGCACAAGCACAAGCTCAGGGCTTGCCCTGACGGCATCCGCCCTGAACGCGTACTCCGAGCGGATGATCGCCGGGGCCACGCTATATGACGCGGAGGCGACCTACGCGGTGGGCGACAGGGTACGGTCCGGATGGTACATCTACGAGTGCAGCACAGCGATCGAGACGGCGGAGGCGTGGAACGCGGACCACTGGACGCAGCTGCCGGCGATCCAGACGCAGATCGACAACCTGTTCACGATGACGGTGAACGAGATCAAAAATATGTGAGGTGGAAAAAATGATCACAACGGACAGCGGCGCGGTGAAGATTGAGGGCACCGATAACTGGCGCAATATTTTTGACGCGCAGAACGGCACGGCCGAGGCGGTGGACCAGCTGACGGAGGACGTGGCGATCGTTATCAATGGGAACAAGACCACGCACACCGGCGGCGCGGCTGCGGGGCAGTTTGTCCTGGTGCGGAACAGCACGATCACGGACATCACGGACGGGCTTTACACCGCGGCCCAGGCGATCCCGGCGAACACAGTCATTGACAAGACGTATTTGACGTCGGTCTCCGGCGGCGGACTTAATGCGTTAAACAACAATATCGCGGAGATTAACCTGCATAACACTTCCGGGTTCTTTAGCGGAACCAATACACAGACGTTTACACTTGACGCTAACAGCGCTTATCTGGTGATCGTCTGCGGACGATATAGTGGGAACAGTGGAATTTATCTGGCTTATACAGGCGGTAGCTCAATACTCAATACCGAGACTGTAATGTCATCATCCGGCATTACAATCTCATCATCAGGTCTTGAGCTTTCTATCGCATTCAGCGGTTCAAGCAACAAACACATTTCCGTGATTAAGCTTGATACGGGATCGTAATCATGACAAAAATGTCCAGTGCCATGAATAGGAGTTTCACGGTGCTGTACCGGAAGAATTAATCAGTGCGCAGCGCACCGAATGACCGTGTACCGGGTGGTTCTGGATGTGCTGTGTGTGAATGTAAGTTTCAGTCCGCTGCTTGTCAGAGTGATGGCAGACCCTTTTTCGACCTCGAACGGGTAAGCGTCAGACATTCCAGCCAACACAATCCACATCCCCTGATGAGTGGAATTTCCGGATACCGCGAAAATGATATACGTATATCCGGAGTCCAATGTGAGTTCAAGCGAATTTGAATTACTTTGCTCTGTAATCTTCAAATCCGGACATTTACTGTTTAGCGCACTAAATAAGAACCAGCCGGCGGCAGCTGCTGCCGGTTAATTTATGAAAGGAAGGTATTATCACATGAACGAAAACAAATTCTTTCTGCACCAGATCAAACGAAACGGATCAACGATCACAAAAGGGATCGCTGTCCACGATACCTACGACGCGGCAAAACAGGGCTGGCATGCCTATCTGGGCGCCTATGCCTACGGCCACGAGAGCGGCACGGATTACGTCCAGGCCAGCGTGACCGACTTGAGCGGCGCGGAGCTGCTGAAGGAAGTCTGGATCGCGCCGGCGGCCGAATAAGGGGCGACCGGCATGACGATCGTGAAGATCATCCTGGCGCTGATGCTCCTCTTCGCGGTCGTCACCGCCGGGATCACCCTGGACGACAGAAACCGCAGGAGGTGACGGAATGAACACAGCGAAACAGGTGGCCGCGCTGATCGATCAGTGGCGGGCCGAAGGGAAAAGTAAAACGGAGATCGCGTGGAACGCCGCGCTGGCCTGCGAGGGCTGGCCGTACGTGTTCGGCGCGTGGGGCGCTGAGTGCACCGTGGCGGAGCGGAAGAAGAGGTACCGCGACGCGCACCCGACGATCCGGACGGCGTGCAAGGCCTACGACGGCGGCAGCTGCTCCGGGTGCAAGTGGTTCCCGGACGGCGAGCGGGTGCGGTGCTTCGACTGCAGGGGGTTCACGGACTGGGTCTTGAAGACGACCGGCGTGATCGACCTGCAGGGCGAGGGCGCCACCAGCCAGTGGAACACGGCGGAGAACTGGGACGCGAAGGGGACCATCGACACGATCCCCGGGAACACGCTGGTGTGCCTGTTCGTCCAGAAAAACGGAAAGATGGAGCACACCGGGCTGGGCTACAACAATGAGACCGTGGAGTGCTCCTCCGGGGTGCAGCACTTCACGAGCCGAAAGGCGAAATGGACTCACTGGGCGAGGCCGGCCGGCAGCGGAGGAGACGCACCGATCCCGCCGACACCGACACCCGCGCCGGATCCTGATCAGAAGCCGACGTTGCGGAAGGGGAGCAAGGGCGAGTATGTCACGCTGCTGCAGACAATGCTCCTCAACAAGGGCTACCAGCTGCCGAAGTACGGCGCGGACGGGTCCTTCGGCAGTGAGACCGAGACGGCGCTGAAGCTGTTCCAGGGTGATCACCGGCTGGCCACGGACGGCGTGTGCGGCCGGCTGACCTGGGAAGCGCTGGAGAGGCAGGAGGACGCCGCGCTGTACACGGTTCGCATCCCGCACCTTCCGGGGTACAAGGCCGACGCGCTGCTGAGCAGCTACGACGGCGCGACGAAGACAGCAGAATGAAGGGGATGGTTTGAATGGATGCCTGGGAAATCATCAAGGCGGCCGGGATCCCCGCGCTGCTGCTGGGACTGATCGTCACATCATTCGTCCAGGTGAGGGCGGTCAAAAAGGGCATACAGGCCCTGCTGCGGGACCGCCTGATCCAGGGCTATAAGTACTACCGCGCCCAGGGATGGGCGGACGAGGACGACCGGTCGAACTTAGAGAATGTTTACGTTCAATACCACGCGCTGGGCGAGAACGGTGTGATGGACAATCTTCACGCCAAATTCTTAGATCTGCCGCTGGGCCCCCGGACGCCGGCACCGCAGACACAGGCAGCGGCCGCGCCGGCATCGGCGGAGCCTGTGACTACTTCTACTAAGTAAAAGGAGGAGACGCTGATGAAATGGAACTGGAAAGAGTGGGCGATCGCGGCCCTGATCCGGGCGGCGAGGACATTTGCGCAGACCTTCGTTGGATTTATCGCGGTGGGAGCCGCGCTGGAGGAGATCCAGTGGCTCCGTGCGCTCTCTGTGAGTGGTGCGGCCGCTGTGCTGAGCATCCTGACCAGTCTTGCCACCGGACTGCCGGAGGTACCTGAGATCGAGAAAAAGCCGCCTGACGAAGAAGAGGCGAACGGTTAAAGATGACACCCTGGGAGAGATCCCGGGGTGCTTTTTTTGTGCCCGGAATCAGCCGGTATTTTTGGCTCCACTACCGACACTATACCGTCGAAAGGGACTGGAGCCGTTGAAAATAAACGTTGATGCCATGACTACGAATCAAAAGGTCGTGGGTTCGAATCCCGCCGGGCTCACTCTCCCGGAGCGTTGAAAAATAAGGCGCTCCGGGGTTTTTTTATGTTTTCCGGACGGGGCGAAAATTTCCGCATATTGCCACGTTTTTGGGCTCTACTACCGACATTATACCGACAGCATTTTGTCAGAAAAATGACCGGATAGCCACTTTGACTTCCGGTCAAACACTCTTACTTGATGGAGTCGACCACCGCGGCGAGCTCGTCCAGGTCGGTGGTCTGGTATTTTGTCTGGGTGAAGGTGTAGTCGCTGTGGCCGATCAGGCGGGCCTTGTCGATGTCGGCGCCCTCCGCGGTCTTCAGCATGTTCGAGAATGTGTGCCTGGCAGCGTACGGCACCTTGCCCTCAGCGATGCCCAGGCGGGCGCAGAGCGGCTTGAAGACCATCTCCCTGAAGTAGTTATCGCTCATCTGCTTGAAGCCGGTAAAAAGCGGCACTGGCTGCTCCTTGCTGGCCCTCGTGAAGCAATACTGCGGGAAGATCAGGTCCGTGCCCGGGACGTGCATCCTGGAGCGGATGATCGGCTCGATCTTCTGGTGCACCGGCACCGTGCGGTTCCTGCCGGCGTCCGTCTTCTTTCCTTCGACCAGGAACAGCCTGCCCTGGTGCTCGATCACCTGATCCTTCCGCAGCTCCAGCATCTCGCCGGGCCGGTAGCCAAGATAGCAGAGGGAGAAGATGTAGTCCGCGTACCGGTCGGTGTCCATGGCCTTCCGGATCTTCTCCACCTCGATGTCCGTCAGGGCCTCGCGCTTCTTCGACTGGCCCTTGCCGGTGTAGAGGATCTCCGTGTCCACCTGGGAGACGATGTGCTTCGATTTCGCGTACTTCCAGATGAGGCCGGCAACGACCTTCATGTTCTGATGGGTCCGTTTCCCTTTGGGGCAGTCGTCCATGCAGTCCTGCAGCTCGCCGGCGGTGATCAGGCAGATCCGTCGGCCAGCCAGGGCGCCGAAGTAATGGTACGCGGCACGGTAACCGGCCATCGTGGATGGATCCACGCGGGGAGAGTACCACTTCTCCCAGGCATCGTAGACCTGCTGCAGCGTGAGCGTGGACTGCTCGACGGCGTTCTTCAGCTTCGGGATGTATGCCAGCGCCTCCGCCTTCGTGGAGAAGCCGGCCTTCGTCCGCTTGATCGGGATCCGCTGCTTCGCGTTCGACGGATCCTGCAGGTCATCCGGCAGCTCACGGTAGCCGACCACAGCCTGGGCGACCCATCCGGATCCGCGCCTGAACGCGCACCCGGCACCGTTCGGGGCGGATCGCGGCTTCCTGGCCGGGCGGACCAGACGGCGGCCGCAGAAGGGGCAGAAGACGGCGCCCGGGACGGCTTCCTGTTTGCATTTGGTGCAGGTCATGGCGATCACTTCCTCACATCAGCCAGGGAGACTTCATAGATGCGCCTGTATGCCAGCTTCTCCTTCTCATCGTACGGAATGTAAAGCACACCGTCTTCCAGAATGGATTCACCGATAATGTTCTCATAGACGGTACCGTATTTTCCGTCCTCCTTCTTTACCCACGTTCCGGCCACTGGTGTGCTTCTTATGTCATTGAGGCCGGTGCTGTTTCCGAATGCGATGACTCCACTTTTGATGACACCGGTGGGATCAAAGTAAAGGATGCGGACCTCAATGCTGACTCCACGGATGCGTGCGTTTTCTTCCAGGTTCTTCTGATTGACGGCGGCATACCAGCAACCGACAATCGGATCCTCTTCGTCTTCCATGCCCGCAGCTGCCGGCAGGAGCAGCGCGAGGATCATGGCGATGATGATCAGTTTCTTCATTTCAGGCACCTCCGTATTCATGATAGTTTTCATCGAACATCTCGCCGCGTTCCAGGTGACGCAGCTCGTGGTTGTATGTCTTCCGCTGCTGTTCCCTGGACAGGCGGGAGTTGATCACGATCACCGGCTCGTAGTCAGAGCCAAGGCATATAAAGCCGCGGATCTCCGGGGGAAGGTCCTTCAGGACGGTCCGTACTTCTTCCATCTGCATCACTCTCCTTTATGACAGGATAGCAGGAGAAATGATGCAAAAATGCATCATTCATCTCCGCGCTCCTTGGCGATCTCTTTCACGACGGCCGTCACGGCGTCCAGCGACTGTGGCTTGAGCCCCATCTGCAGGTCGAACAGCATCCGGAGTTTCGGATTGTTGTGCAGGGCTTCCAGATGCTTGATGTCCTCCGCGCTGAGGTGATCAGGCGGCGTGCTGTCTTTCGCCGGCACCAGTTCCACGGGGTTGATCTGCAGGATGCTCGCCAGGGCGGCGATCTTGTCCCGGCCCATGTTCTTGATCATACCCTTTTCCCACTTCCGGACGGTGGACTTTCCGACTCCGACGGCGTCGCCGACCTCCTCCAGGGTGAGTCCGAGCGCCTTCCTGCGTTCGTAGAGCTTCTTCCCGATTTCACACATTGTTCTGTTTCCTCCTGCCTTGGTGTGTCCCATTATATATCAGAAGTGTCATTTGTGCAACCGAAATGTAAAAAAAGTGTTGACAAGTGTCGGAGAGGATACTATACTGAGTGGTGTCGGAAAGGACACAAACACAAGAGGAAGGAGGGGCGAGCATGAACAGCAAGGAGCTGAAGATCCAGATGATCAGGAAGGACAAGACAGTCGACCAGCTTTGCACCGCGCTGGGCATCAGCCGGGCCGCGTGGTTCCGGAAGGTAAGCGGGGAGAGCCAGTTCACCCAGGGCGAGATTTCCGGGCTCAGGTACGAGCTGGAACTGGACGACAGGCAGACGGCAGTAATTTTTTTTAGCGAGGGAGTGTCTTAAGGGACACAGAAAGGAGAAAAACATGGACAACAAGGAACTGGTCAGAGGACTGGACGAGGCAAAGGCCATGCTGCTTGACGTGCGGGAAAGCATCCAGCAGATGAAATGCAAGTACGACCTGATGGCCTCCGACCTGCACGACTGCGTCAACGAGCTTTGCCTGCGGTGCGGCAGCTATCACGAGAGCCACAAGGGCGCATGTGACGGCTGCCGGTGGCTGAAGGTGAAGGAGGACATGCGGAAATGAGCTGCCACCGCGACAAATCCAAGCGGATCACGTTTGAGGACATCCTGCGGATGGAGACGCCGGTGATCACCGGCACACAGGCCGCGCAGGCCATGGGCATGAGCCCGACCAGGCTGATTGGATACGCCCGGGAGAAGCCGGAGCTGGTGCGGTTCGACTTCCAGCTGAGTGGGAATCGGATGAAGATCCCGCGGGTGCCGTTCCTTCGGTTCTGGGGCGTGACCGATGAACAGATCGCAAAAAAAAGCCTCCGCTGACGGGGCAAGCGCCGGCGGAGAGAAAGGTGATGTGCGATATGAACACCACAAAAAATTATACCACTTCAAAAGCGAAAAAACAAGCCCGGGCGCTGCTGATCCTGCTTGCGGCGATCGTGCTCTTCTGCGGGTGGCACATCGGCGGACAGGCCGTGCGGGCCAGGGCGGAGGAGGAGACCACCGTGACGGCGTGGGCGCTGTGCAAGCCGGGGACCTACGTCAATATCCGGCTGTGGCCCTCGAAGAAGGCGACGGAGGTCGGGTACCTGGATCCATGCGATAAGGTGGAGTGCGACGGCCGGGTGAAGGATGGGTTCGCGCACATCGTGGAGCCGCTGGACGGCTGGGTGTACGCCGGGTATCTCACGTTCTCAGAGCCGAAGGAGGTCAGCGCCCGGTACGTGGTAATCGCGAAGAAGCGCGTGGCGGCCCGGCGGTGGATCGACGGCCCGCAGATGGGCACAAAGCCCTGGCTGATCAACGGCAGCGAGGTGACGGTCTATTACATGAGCGCGGACTGGGCGATCACCTCGCGCGGGTTCGTTCGGAGCGAGTGGCTGGAGGAGGATCCGCAGTGAGCCAGACCATGGAATGGATGGAGGACCGGGTGTGCACGGTGTGCGGGAAGCGGTTCTCCGTGCTGTATCCGCACCTGTGGCGGTACAAGGAGCCCTGCGGAGGGAATGGACATTATCGTTATTTCTGCTCGTGGAAGTGTCTGCGGGCGAACGAAAAAAATCAAAAGGAGAAGACAGACATGGAAAAGATGAAGAAGGACGGCACGCCGGCGAAGAAGCCGGGACCGAAGCCGAAGGAGAAGACGGAGACCGCCGTGCCGGAGGTCACCGTGAGCGGAGCGCTGAAGATCCGGACAGACGAGCCGGAGAAGGTCGAAGTGAAAGGCAGGATCAGCAAGCCGGTCAACTACGCAGGATACGAGATCACGGCGATCCGGGAGCCGAAGCTGGGCGAGTTCTACTATGACAAGAAGTTCAACTCCATCGACTGGCGGACGGAGGAAGGGGATGAGGTCAGCATGCCGCCGTGGCTGTGGCGGAGGCTGTACGACAAAATGCCGGAGATGTTCGGCATCCTGGGGGTGATCGGCGATGACCCGAGTGATCCCTGACCTGCCGAAGGCGAAGGCCCACTGGGTGCACCGGTCGAGCGAGATCCCGGACTACCTGATGGTGCCCATGAGCGACGGGACCGTGGTGCGGTTTAACCCGGAGATCGAGCAGCCCGGCGTACTGAAGGCGCTGGAGAACATCCGGAAGATGAAAGAAATGACGGAGGGATATAAGCATGAGACCGATTTATGAAATCGACCAGGAGATCCTCGACTGCGTGGATCCGGAGACGGGGGAGATCCTGGACGCGGAGAAGCTGGACGCGCTGCAGATGGAGCGCGAGACAAAACTGGAGGGCGTGGCCCTGTGGATCAAGGACCTGAACGCGGAGGCGGAAGCCGTGAAGGCGGAGGCCGACAAACTGACCGCCCGGAAGCGGGCGCTGGACAACCGGATCACGTCCCTCAAGGCGTGGATGCTGACCGCCCTGGACGGCGGGAAGCTGAAGACGCCCCGGTGCAGCGTGTACCAGACACATAGCCAGAAGGTTGTGATTGATGACGAGAAGGCACTGATCGACATGCTTATGTCGTCGCCTTTCGGCGAGAAGTTCCTGCGGATGAAAGCGCCGGAGATCGACAAGAACGCTCTGAAGGACAGCATGAAACAGGGGTACGAGTATGAGTTCGCGCACCTGGAAGAGACGGAAAGCGTGGTGATTAAGTAATGAACATTACCAGGGGCGCGGTGCAGACCGCGAAGAAGATCGGGATCTACGGGCCGGAGGGCGTCGGGAAGACCACGCTGGCCTCCATGTTCCCGGGGGTCGTGTTTATCGACACGGAAGGGTCCACAGTGCACATGGACGTGGCGCGGTTCGACCCGCCGCAGAGCATGAAGGACGTCCGGGCGGCGATCAGCTATGTGGCTGATCACCCGGACCAGTTCGGCACGCTGGCCATTGATACCATCGACGCGCTGGAGAAACTGCTTTTCCGGGAGGTGTGCGAGGAGAAGGGAATCCGGAACATCGAGGACATCGGGTACGGCAAAGGCTACGTGTACGCGAAGCAAAACATGCAGCAGCTGCTGGAGCTGCTGGACAAGGTGGCGGAGCGCGGGATCCACGTCGCCCTGGTGTGCCACAGCATGATCCGGAAGTTCGAGCAGCCGGATGAGATGGGCAGCTATGACCGGTACATGCTGAAGCTGAACGAGAAGAACATTGCCCCGCTGGTGAAGGAATGGGTGGACGCGCTGTTCTTCGTGAACTACAAGACGGAGATCGTCTCCACCCAGGACGGGAAGAAGAAGGCCCGCGGAGGGCAGAAGCGGACCATGTATGCAAATCACAGCGCGTGCTGGGACGCGAAGAACCGCTTCGGGCTGCCGGATGAGATGCCCATGGACTTCGAGCAGATCTCGAAGCTGTTCGGCGAGGCGGAACCGGTGAAGCCGGTGGAGATCGGGGAGCCGGAGAAGGTGCCGAAGACGAACGCGGCGGTGGAGCGCCTGGACGCGCTGCCG